AATATGAACGTTTAAAAAAACAAAAACAAAGACAAAAATTAAAAGATAAATTAGGTAAAGAAGAGTATGATAAAATTCAAGCAAAAAAAATGGCTGAATACAGAGAAAATAAAAAATAATAATTAATAATTATAAGTTTTAATAAATTTATAATTATTATAAGTTTTTTATTTTATAACTTATTTGTTGGTCCCTTTGTTAGTCCCTTATTTCTCTAGTTGCTGTACGCTAGGCCACCCATTCCCGAAAGTATACGTAATACGTTGTAATTACGAGCGTATACTCTTACCTTCGCGGTGTTGGTGCCGCTGACGGTAGCATTCGAGAGTACAAGCTGAAGGGTCGCGTTATCAATACGCGAGAAGTTGCAGGTGCCCGATGGCTGGTGATCTTCTGGGCGAAGAGCAAAGGAGTAAAGATTGATACCAGTGTCTGGGGCACGAGTGTGGTGTTGCCAAGGTTGAACTTGGTCGAAGTAGTTGCCCTCACGCTCAGAGAAGCGATCTTGACCGTTAAGCTGGAGCTTAGCAGTGACAACTGGATTCTCACCCCAGCAATGCATAAGAAGAGAAGTCTCAGCAAGTACGAAGGTTCCGGCATCAGATACAGAAGAAGTAAAACCATTATTGGCACCTTCCCAGGCGAAATCACCGCCAAGACTGGCGCCGGTATCAAGACCTCCAGCAGATAAACCAGCAACACCGGCAGTTTCAAAAAGACCACTTGCATTGACGAAGCCATTAGTACCTTCAACTGCAGTATCAGATCCAAAGGCCTTAATAGTATTTGGAAGAGCATCAATGGCATCAGTGTAATTAAATGGCTGAGCACCAAGAGCCTTAAAAAGGATGGTTCCTGCGGTAGTGGAAGAGCAGTAATCAACATTACAGTCTGGCTGTACAGTCCAAATAATCTCCTTGCAAGGATGGTTGAAGTTAAGGCGAATCTTATTGGAAGAAGAACCAACCGATTCAGCACCACTGAATTGAAGCTGCTCAATGAGGTACTCGTGTGGATTTTGAGCCATACGTCTGCGCTCATCAGTATCAAGGTAAATGTAATCTACATAGAGAGAAGCAGAAACAAGAGACTGAGCATAAGCAGAAGTTACCTTTTGGTCATTTGTAGCACTTGTAGCAAGACTGGCTACAGCGAAAAGGCATTCATCAATCGAACGAAGATTAATGTTGATCTTTACCTCGTGGTATTGAAGAGCAATAAGAGGAAGAGCAAGACCTGGGTTATTGCAGAACCAGAATTGAAGTGGAATGTAAAGAGTAGTCTCTGGAAGAGCATTTCTTGGAGCACATACTTGGCGAGGAGCACTGGAATCACAAGGTCCATCAACAGCAGCGAAAACTGGATCAGTTAAGAAAGTAAGCTGAGTAGTGTGACCAATCATCTTGTAATAACCACGCTCTTGCTCCGAATTCATAGTGAGCTGAGTCCAAATATGCATCCAGTCACCATAGTGTTTATCAATTTGCTGACCACCAATCTCAACAGTTACATCACTGATAAGCTGATGACCTGGGAAATCTAACCAACGAGCATATACATCACCACTACTATTTTTTAAAGATTGGCCAATTTCTGGAAGAGTTACTTGGAGGTAAGTGCGGTAAGCAAGATCGCCATTTCTGGAAATAGTGCAGGTTACCTTACGACCAAAATCGGATTGACCATTGAATGTTTGTTCAATAGCCTCCATCGCGAAGTTAGTGTGTCTTCTGTAAGTTACCTTCCAAAAGGTAATCTGTGGATTACCAGTAAGGTATACGTCTTGTGCGCCATAAGCAACTAATTGCATTAATCCACCTCCCATTTTATACAATACAAAAAGAAAAAAAAAATAATTTTTTACTAAATTAATTCTAATTAAAAAATGAAATAAAAGTATTTTATAATCTACTTATTAATAATGTATACAAAGTTCGATTCTACAATAGATACATTGTATAATAAAAAAATAAGGTTATTTCATTGTAAACGAGATATAATTATTCCTAAAATAAAATTAAAAATAGATGAATTAAAAAAACAAATGAATAATAAAAATGAAGATGAAATAAAAAAACAAATTGATGCTTTAGAAAAAAAGCTTAATATTATTACCAAAGAGGTAGACAATTATTTTTTAGAAAATTCAAAATATTTATTCGAATATTATGAATCAAAACAAAATATCGACAAAAATAATAATCCTAAAAAAAAAATTAGTAATTTTTTTAATTTAAAAGAAGATGATGATATACCGTACGAAAATATTAATAAATGTGTTCAGGGTTATTTGGAAAAAAATAGTTTTGATTCTATTAATTTAAATAATTATTCTTATAATAAATATATTTGTCAATCTTGTAATAAAGGTGAATTAATCAAAGCAAATCACGAAGGTATTATTATATGTAATAATTGTTACACAAATCATAAATATTTAGTAGATAATGATAAACCATCTTATAAAGAACCTCCTAAAGAAATATCTTTTTATGCTTATAAAAGAATTAATCATTTTAGAGAAATATTATCTCAATTTCAAGCAAAAGAATCTACTGATATTCCACAAGATATCATTGAAAGAATTCAAAATCAAATTAAAAAAGAACGAATTTCTTCTGACCAACTTACTAACAAAAAAACAAAAGAAATTTTAAAAAAATTAGGATATAATAAATATTACGAACATATTCCATTTATTAAAGATAAATTAGGAATTAAACCACCTGTTATGACACCTCAATTGGAAGATATTTTATGTAATCTATTTATGGATATTCAAATTCCATATGCTAAATATTGTCCAGGTGATAGAGTTAATTTTTTAAATTATTATTATACTCTTTATAAATTATGTGAATTATTAGGAGAAACTCAATATCTTGAACATTTTCCTATGTTAAAAGACCAAAAAAAAATAGAACAAGATGAAGTATGGAAAAATATATGTAATGATTTAGGATGGGATTATATTCCTACTATTTAATTTTATTGAATAATATATATATAATGGCTTCTCACGAATTATTTTCAACTAAAAATTTTATTGAAAATGGTAAATTTGATTTAAATAAAATTCATCAAACATTAAATGTAAATTCAATAGAAATTATAAATAATACATCTGTTCCTGGATGGAATTTTAATGCTAATATATATAAAAGTAATGACGAAATGGGTATGTTTCCAAAATCTAATGAATCAAAATATTTTGCGTGTTTAATTGGTCCTGAAAAATTTATTAATCAAAAAAATATTTATCTCACAACCGGTAAATATAAATTATCATTTCAAAGGTGTAAAATGTATGGTACTGAACCTGGAAATATATATATAGGAATAATAAATGATGATTTTGTTATTAAAACAAAAGTAATTGAAAATATTTCTACAGAAAGATGGGTATACGAATCATTTAATATTAATATAAATAAAAATGATAATTATTCATTAATTATTTATACGAAAGATAATAATTATGATGTTGCATTTGGAATAGCTAATGTTAAATTATTAAAAACAAATGATAAAACTAATATTAATATTAAGGATAGTTTCATAAGCATAAAAGAACCGTTACCATTCATTCAATCTAATGAAAAAATATCAGAAGAAACTAATAATGTAAAACCGTCAGAAAATTTACAAAATGAAATGAATAATTTAACAAAAGAAAACAAAAAAAAATTATTTATCGAAAAAGTTAAAAGAAGAGGATTAAATACAAGAAAAGAATTAACAGAACGTCTTCAAATGGGAGAAGAGAATAAAAAACCACCAATATTTAATAAATCAATAAAATATACAAATTTAAATTATATTAATTTAGATAAATTATTGAAATTTAAAGAAAAACAAATAAAATATTATGAAAAAAATATTGAAGATATAAAAAAAAAACTTGAAATTGCTGAAAATTATCCAAGAAGTTTAACATCAACTAAAAACTATATTAATTTTGGTGAAAAAAAACTAAAATTTGGAGAAATATCAAGATTAGTAAAAAGATCAGAAGTTTCTCCGTTTGCTACATATATATATAATATAAATGGAAAGTATAAAGGTAAAATACCAAAATTTATAAATAAAGAAAATTCATTAACAATAAATAATTTAACTGAATTATTAAAAGAACAATATGAATCAATTGAAAAAACTAAAGAAGAAATTAAACATATAATAAAACAAATACACAAAATGAAACAAAAAAAATCAAGATTAAATAAAAATTCAAAATTTGTTTAAATTTATTTAATAATCAATTATTACAAATATATTTCCACTTTATTTCCATATTTATCATAAACCCAAATCTCATAATTAAACCCTTGTTCCTTTGCTGTTGTTTGTTTCTCTAATACATTATCTTTTTTCTTTTTAAAAGTCCAGGTAGATTTTACCTCAATACATTTATTCTCACTTGGAATAAATATATCTACATAATGTCGATGTTTTTTACCATCAGTGTCATTATACCATATAATTGGAACATTTTTTACTCCAGTTATAATATCAGTTTCTTCATAATTTTTAATTAATTCATCTAATGCATAATTTTCATATCCTTGATACTTAATTTCTTTACCAGATGGAAAGTTATAGGTTTTTAGTTTATATGAATTATTAATTGATTTGTCCATCATTTCTGTGTTTTGATTTGGATATGGAAAACCATATTTTTCTAAACAGGTTTGTTTAGATTTTTCTTTAAATTCTTCAACTTGAAATGTATTTTCGTGACCATATTTTTCCAAACAAGTTTGTTTAACTTTTTCTTTAATTTCATAGCTCTTCAAATTATGATCAACACCATATTTTTTTAAACAGGTTTGTTTAGATTTTTCTTTACATTCTTCTGCTTGAAACGGGTTTGAAACCCCGTATTTTTCTAAACAGGTTTGTTTAACTTTTTCCTTAAAATCATCACAAAACATAGGATTTTCAATGCCATATTTTTGAATATTTGTTTCTTTAATTTTATTTTTAAATTCCTCTACTTGAAATGTATTTACAGAACCATATTTTTCCAAACAAGTTTGTTTGTATTTTTCTTTATATTCTTCGGTTTGTGAATTATGAGTTACTCCATAATTTTTCATATAATAATTTTTAATTTTATCTTTAACTTTTTCAGATTGAAATGTATATTCCGTTCCATATTTTTCAAGATTTGTTTTTTTTGTTTTTTCTCTTATTTCTTTTGATTGTGCTGGGTTCGAAACACCATATTTTTCGATAAAGGTTTGTTTCATTTTTTCTATAGTCATTTTATTTATACAAATTTTACATTTGCCACCTGAATTAAATAAAGCACAAAATGATTTTTCAAAATTATTATTACATTCGTTTACTATACATTTTCCTTTAATTTTACAATTTTTATTTAATTTAATATTACTATAATCTTCATTAAGTTTTACTGAATTTTCATTACAGTATGTAGTTAGTGATTGTAAATTGTATCAAGGCATTTTTTATACTTAGTTACAATTAAAATTTATTTGTTATCAATTTTTATTTATTAAGTTTTTAAATTATGACCATTTATAGTCCGCCAGGGAAACCGACAAGGTTAAAACCTACACCCCAACCGACAGAAGTTCTCGCCGAAGTCGCCATAGTAGGTATGAATGTGTCAAGAATGCTAAAAGTTGCTGCAGCAGTTAAAGCAAGAAGAGTAATTTCATTCATATTCAGACGCTGAGTAGGTATTACTAAAGCTGCAAGGGCTACCATAATACCTTCTACAAGATATTTGACAACACGTTTCATTAATTCTCGTAAGTTAAACATTTTATATTATAATACATAGAAAAAAATATAAACAAATATACATTAATATTAATAAAATGTCTAAAACTATTGATTTATTGGATGAAGATAGACCAATTGCTGATCAAAAATTTGCTTGTTTATCCTTTATTTCACCAGAAGAAATTATTAAAAAAAAAGAGTTATTTATTTTTAACGAATTTGTAAAACAATTTGATTTTAATAAATCAATGGAAAAGTTTGTTCAATTTATTAATTTTATTTCATTCAAATATAATATTAATGTAGATGAATTAATGGAAGAATTTAAAACATTTGTAGAAAGTGAACGTAGCACATTAACGGTAAATGTAGATAATGATTTTAAAAATTTTGTAGATAAAAATATTGAATCTTTAGAAAATGATTTCTCTAAACAAAATGATTTTAAAACATCTGTAAGAGGATTAAAAGTTCGTGGTGTATTTCCAACACAAGCCGAAGCTGAGCTTCGCTGTAAAATGATTCGTGAGGTTGATCCGAATCACGATGTTTATGTTGGACCAGTAGGAATGTGGCTTCCATTTCATCCTGATGCTTATAAAACAGGTAAAGTTGAATATTTAGAGAAAGAACTTAATGAATTGATGCATCAAAAGAAAAAGAATGAAGATATTGCCAAAGTAGAATTTGATAGACGCGTAAAAGAATCTAAATTAAAGGCAATTGAAGAAAATATTGAAAAAGCAAAAGAAACAAATAATAGATTAACACAAACAATTAATGAAAATGGAGATTTAATTTCAATTCAAAATACAAATACAGTAGAAAAAGCATTAGGTGTAAATGCAACTTTGGATGAAATTAAAAAAGAGTTATTCGAAGGTGATAATATTGTAGGTAAAAATGAAACAGATCACGGATTAAGTGATATTATGAATAAATTAAATAATAAATAAATATG